AAAATAGAGGAAGCATTAGAAGAAAGAACAAATGCTCTTAAGAAAAAACTTAATATTACAAAACTAAGCGCTTTAGACGAAGGCACTGAAACCCTTATTCAGCGAGCAGCAGCAGAAAACTTGCTAAAAAAGCAAGGTGCTATTGCTAAAGAAGAAATTGATAAATTAAAAAGAATTAAAGAAGAAAATTTCCTATTAGATGCAAAAAATGTACTTGCTAAGAGATATCAAGATATTCAAAAAGCCATTGCTGATCAGAAACTTGACACCAAGGAAATTGAAGATTTATCTAAAAAGTGGGGCATCTCTAAAGAGGCTGTAGCAGCATACATTCATATTGTAAAGTCTGTTGAAGATCAAGTAATTAGTAGTGACGAAATTCAGGTTCTTGCAGATCTTTTTGGTACCAGCACACAAAATGCACACAAGTTCCTTGAAACATACATGCGTATTCAAGATGGTCTCTTAGATTCACAGGAAGTCTTTCAATTAATTAAACTGGGATTCTTTGAATCTGAAAGGGAAGCAAGAATATATGCTGACCTTGTTGCAACAGTTCATGATGGAATTGCTAAGGATGAGGACTTTGAAAAATTAAGAATTAAATGGGATCTTAGCAAAAAAGAGGTTAATGCTTATGTTTTAGCAATGGGTGCTGATTTTGATTATAAAGGAACATTTTTAGATCCAGTCGTACAATTGGCTATTAAATGGGATCTTGCTACTGCCGCTTTAGACAAATTCTTGAAGTTGCTAAATGGTGGTAAAGATATTAACTATGATAAATTTGCTCCACCTTCAATTATTCCTGCTGTTCCTGGCCCTGGTCCTGGCCCTGGTCCTGGTCCTAATCCTGCAGCAGCAGCAGCCGTAGCAGCAACCACAAAGATTCAAGAAGAGATTGCTACCCTTACAGAACTTCGTAAAACTACAGATCCTGGTACAGGAATTAATTTCTTGCTCAAAGAACATATTGATGCATTACAACATAATTCAAAAGTGTATTCATCAGGAGTGGATGAGCAGTCAAAATTGAGGGCTATGGGCTTTTTTGACACTACTCAAGCCACCATTGCCGACTTCCGTAAGGCTGAAGAAGCATCTATGGCAAACTTTGAAGCAGCAATAGCCAAAAGTAATTATGATGAACAATTTAGATTTGCTAATAGAGGAACCGTAGCAAATGCTGGTCCAAGCCTTGGTGCTGGCGATTTTCGTATGCGGGAGGCAGGTATAAATGTTACTGTAAATGTGGCTGGCTCTGTAACATCAGAACAAGATTTAGTTCAAACTGTTAGAAATGGACTATTGGCAGCACAATATAACGGTGACAGCATAACATTGCAGGCGATATAAAATGGCGAAACCAACACTTGGAGTAGAAATTGACTTTGCTAATGGACCATCATTTGGATATCCACTTATTCTTAATGACTCCGTATTCGGTAAGTTAGATGAAGAAAACATTCTTGCAGATGCTCCAGCAGACATTGAAGATATTACTGCTCAAGTTAGAAAAGTTTCTACTCGTAGAGGTCGTAACCGTATTCTTTCTAACTTTGAGGCTGGAACTGCGACGGTAGTGTTAAATGACCCTCAAGGTAATTTTAACCCTCAGAATGAAAATAGTGAGTATTGGGACCCAGTAACAGATAGCACAAAAGTGATCCCTCTTCGTAAAATAAGAATATATGCAGATCAAGACAGAGGCGATGGAGTAATTCAAAGATTCTTTATGTTCTCAGGCTATATTACTTCTTACGATACAAGTTTTTATAAAGGAACCAATGAGGATTCAATAGTTACACTACAATGTGTTGATGGCTTCCGTCTATTAGCAAATGTTGCTACAGGTGCTCTTCCTCTTACAGTAGATAATTTAAATACAGTTCAACTGTCTGGCGAAAGAATTAATTCATTATTAGATTTTGCTACCTGGCCAGAAGGACTTAGAAATATTGATACTGGAAATTCTTCAATGCAGGCAGATCCAGGTGGAGACAGATCAGTTTTACAAGCACTACAAACAGTAGAACAATCTGAATTTGGTGCATTCTATATTCAGCCTACAGGAGTTGCAAGATTTTTAGATAGAACAGATGTTTCTGAATTGGCAGATCAACCACCTCGTGTATTTTCTGATCAGGTTGGAGTCGGTTTACCTTATGTTAATTTAGATATTGCTTTTGATGATCAACTTATTCTAAATGAGGTTACTGTTACAAGAGTTAACGGAGTAACTCCAGGATTTGCATTTGATCAAGATAGCATTGATAAATATTTTATTAAATCTGGACTAAGAAGTAATTTGCTTGTTACAACTGATCAAGAAGCACAAGACCAAGCAAATATGTTATTGACAGCAAGAAAAAATTCTGAACTTAGAGTTGATTCTATGACCCTAAATCTGTCTACTGACAATACCTTTTTAAATGTTGCTGGACTAACCACAGACATTTATCGTGTGATATATGTTTATAAATCAATTTCTGGTGGTTCAACAATTCAAAAAGAATTGTTCGTGCAGGGTGTTCAGCACGATGTTACACCTACATCATGGACAACAAAGTTCTTTACACAAGAACCTATTATTCAAGCATTTATCCTGAATTCAACCACTCAGGGATTGCTTGATACTAACGCTTTATCATACTAACATAAGGAGAAAACAATGCCTACAGGCAGCCCAAACGCTGGCTATAAAACATTTAACTCAGGTGATGTTTTAACAGCAGCACAGGTTCAATACTACCTGCAAAATCAGTCAATCATGTTCTTTGCTGACGCTGCAGCGAGAGACGCTGCTCTCACAGCAGGTATAAAGCAAGAAGGTATGTTTGCATATCTTGCTGATACAAATACATTAACATTTTATAATGGAGCATCTTGGGACAACTATGAAGATCAAACTCTTCCAACATTTGCTTCACCAAAGGAAATAAATACAACAGATATAGGTCCCGCTACAGGTACTGTAAATGTTGATGTTTCTACATCCTCAATATTAATTTATACAACAGATGCTTCAGGTAACTGGACGCTAAATGTTAGAGGAAATAGCACAACCACTCTTAACTCAATTATGGACAGTGGTGAACAGATTACTGTAGTCTTTGAAACACCTAATGGTGCGATTGCTTATTACCCTACCGATTTTACTATTGATGGATCAGCAGTAACTCCTAAATGGTTAGGTGGAACAGCACCTGTATCTGGTAATATTAACTCTACAGATGTATATATCTATACAATTAGAAAAACAGGAGCAAATACATATACTGTTCTTGCTTCACAAAATAAGTTTGCTTAATAATTAACTAAGGAGTAGCAGTGAGTCCATTAGAGCGTCATCCAAGTGGCATAGGAATAGTGTTGCGAGCACCTGTCGCAGCACCAGTTCCTGCACCAGCCCCTGCACCTATACCTGTTCCCGCTCCTGCTCCTATTCCTGTTCCAGCACCAGCACCTATTCCTGTGCCTGCTCCAGCACCTATTCCTGTGCCTGCTCCAGCACCTATTCCTGTGCCTGCACCTGCACCTGCCCCAGTAGCACCTTCACCAGCACCTATTCCTGTGCCTGCACCTGCACCTGCTCCAGTAGCCCCATCGCCTGCTCCTATACCTGTTCCTGCTCCAGCACCTATTCCTGTGCCTGCACCTGCACCTATTCCTGTGCCTGCACCTGCACCTGCCCCAGTAGCACCTTCACCAGCACCTATTCCTGTGCCTGCACCTGCACCTGCTCCAGTAGCCCCATCGCCTGCTCCTGTTGGAGTAACCTGTGAAAGCCAAATCTGTGCTACAGTTTCTGGTGCAGGTACATCTTGCGGTGCTGCCACTGGATGCTGTGACTGTTCCTTTGAAGCATGTACCAACGCTTATGGCGTATGCTGCGCTGGTTGCGGAGGAACATGGAATGGAAGCGAGTGTAATCCATGCTAATGCAAGATAATATAAATTATGCTACACTACTACTAAGGAGAACTAAATGAAAAGAAAAATTATATTCGTCGTTGATGGCGAAGTAGGAATGAACTTATATTTTGAAGACGAAGGCGATGGAACTGCCAAGTTTCAAAGAAATGCTGCTCATTATGCCTGCTTAACTTCTAATCCTGAAATTATTGAAGTTCCTGCAGCACAAGAGATTATTGAAGATGTTGACTATTTTGGATGGGGTTACAAAGATGGAAAACTCACAAAGCCAACCGAATAAATCTGCTTGGCAAAAATGGAAAGAAAATCTTGGAGAAACAAGACCATGGGACTTGGTAAATCCAAATGCTGATAGAGCACCAGAAGAAGAGGCTCAAAGAAGATTGGAAATATGTAAAGCCTGCCCAGAACTAATTAAATTAACTACACAATGTAAAAAATGTGGCTGTGTTATGGCTGGTAAAGTTAAATTAAGTAAAGCATCATGTCCATTAGGAAAGTGGGGTCAATATGAATAAAGAAGAAATAGCACCTGGAATAGTTGTTTATAGCGATGTAATTCCTGATAGCGAAGATTTGTATAAAAATATAGAAGAAGGAATGAAGTCTGCTGGAATATCCTGGGAAGTAGCAAGGGTAAAAGAACAAGATGCTAATCATATTAATCCAGATTCAAGAGACACAAGCATTATAGGAGTTCCTTATAGGCCGTTGACTGAACTAAATTTAGCAAGTCCATCAGAATTATTTAACAAGAATCTTAGCGATTTGTTTTTTACTCATTTTGATCCATTAGAAAAAGATTATGCTGCAATGTATTCAGTTGATATGAATTGGCATGATAGTTTTGGAGTTTTAAAATATGGAAAAGGTCAAAAATTTACTAATCATGTAGACGACCATCAAGAATTTCATAGACGAATATCTACAGTTTATTATTTGAATGAAAACTATACAGGTGGAGAAATTAACTTTCCTCGTTTTGGCATCACATTTAAGCCTAAAGCCAATCAAATGATTGTGTTTCCATCTACTTATGTTTATAATCACTCCGTATCTCCAGTCATTGAAGGCGAAAGATATGCTGTAGTTAGTTGGTTGCGATGACAGAGCCACTATTAGTAACTGATGTTTTAAATCAAGAAGACTATGATAGGCTTCTCCTTGCCGTAGCCAATCCTAAGAGTTTTGAATTTTCTGCGGGATTTAGTAGATACTGCATTGCAGATAATAGCCTACCTATTCTAAAAGAATTAGCAGATAAGTTAGTACCTAAAGCAAGAGAAGCATTTAATAGCGAAGGTCTATTACCTACATATGCCTTGTTTGCACACTATGAGGGTCAAAACCCTGAGCCAAGTTTATACAAGCACAAAGACGATAACGCATGTACTTATACTCTTGATATGTGTGTTTATCAGGTAGAGCCATGGGACCTATTTGTTGAGGATAAGGCATATACACTTTATCCTAATCAAGCCCTTGCCTACTATGGAAATGATCAATGGCACTGGAGAGAGAAGTTCCCTAATCCAGAAACTAATTATGTTGCTATGATTTTCTTCCACTTTGCAGAACCTGATCATTGGTATTTTACTAAGGGTCCAGACTATTTAAGAGTAATTAGGGGCGAGATATCAGAAGATGAATGGAATAACAGATAAAATATTCTTCCAGTTATGGAATCCTACTGGACTAATAAATCAAGTAATGAGCCTGGAGTTAGCAGTAGGACTTTCACATGAGACGAATGCACCTGTAGTAGTTCATTATGTAAGTAACAATGGTGACAACCTATACGACTTTAAAAAAGTTCCAATATATACTCCAAGTAGGTGGTACAACAAACAAAGAGAAGGTTTTACTAATCCTGATCAGTTCCCACATCTTTTAGACCTTCTTGATTTTGATGCAAACATCATAGTTATTGATGAAAAAATAAATGCATTTAAACAAGAAGAAGTAGTCATAGACGACACAATGAATAACTACTACTATAGCAATCAGCCAGAAATAACAGAATATGAACTGGCATTTGCTGAGGGTAGACAAAGATTACCATTAGATAGACCAGTACATCTAAAAGGAACATTAGGCTGGTATTCAAGATTCTTTTATGGCAGAACACCTGAACTAAATAAGACATTATCTTCAGTTAGATTTAAGAAGGAATATACTGATTTGGCTCAGAAAATATCTGCATCTTTGGGTACATTCCAAGGAATGCACTTAAGGTTATCTGATCATGTTAAGATGTTTAATACTACCCAAGAGATGTTTGAAGACTGGCTAAATAAATTTGAACAAAATAACATGCCAATTGTAGTATCTACATGTGAGCCAGGTCATAAAATGGTTCAAGACAACAAGCATAGATTTATTTTATTAGATGAATATATCGTTAATAACTTTGCAGATGATTTTAAAGACCTACCGTTTCAAGACGAGGTAGTATTTGGGCTTATATGTAATTTAGTTCTTCATGATTCCGTAAATTTTGTGGGTACATCAGGAAGCACCTATACAGCCTACATACATAGAGTTAGAAATCAAAAGGGCATTGAGACATGGGATTTCTTTGATAATCCTCCTAAAGCAAATGGATGGGCATATTCCTGGTTCGGTTATCCATTAGACAATGGCAGAAAAATGTGGTGGCGAGAATGGGAAGAATCTAAATGCTAAAACGAATTAGATATAAATTTAATATGTGGCGTAAATACAGGAAAATCAAAAAGGGTCCTGTGATTTACTAATGCTATTTGATGTATTTAATCCCAGAATAATCCCTCATGTTGGATATGATAAAACTAATCCTAAGAAAAATTATTCTCAATCCCAGCCAATTTTAGCAAGGCATTCTGAGATAGCCAGACCTGAATATAACTATCAATGGAATAGCGATGGAATAAGATCCATAGAACTCTCTACAAGACCCTCTGTAATGGCTTTAGGATGCTCTATAACGCTTGGACAGGGCCTTCCTGTATCCCTACGCTGGACAGACCTTCTAAGTGCCTCTATGGGCCTCTCAGTGGCTAATTTGGCCTATTCTGGAGCCTCTGCTAACAAGGTGGTATCAAGTTTTTTTGGAGCCATACATCAGTATCAATATAAGCCTGAAATAGTCATTGCTCATTTTGCTAATTTTGAGAGATTTTATTTTATTGATGGGTATGGAAGTGGGCTTAGAGATTGGTATGCTAATCATAAGTCTAAGAAGACCAAGGTTTCTGCACCATGGGATTATGAAGAAATATTGCCTTATGAATGGGTCTATTATCAAAATCTTGATCATATAAAAATGCTTGAAGCATTCTGTGAGTCTAATAGAATTAGATTAATGTGGTCAACATGGTCAAATGGATTAACAGATGATCAAGAGCAATTCTTGAAAGATAATTTTAGATATTATGTTCCTGATACAACCAAAAAAGATTTTCCTTCAAGTTTTGAATTTGAATTTAGAGTGCATGTTGACAGTATTTCAGAACTGACTCCACATTATGAAATGATAAATTGGCAGGGCTGTCATAAAGACTGGAAATATAAACATCCAGATATATTTGACTATGCCTATGATTATCATAAGATTGCTGGCGAATGGGGTCCAGGTGCTCATTGGCCTCATCCAGGACTACATAAACATTTACATATTGCAGAGTTTTGGAAGGAACAACTATGCCAGAAGTAGTTAAAGAGTTTCCAACAATGGATGGATTAGGTGCAATGCTATGGAAGAAAATCTATGCCATGTCATATGCCAAATATCATAACAAGTTGTTTGAAGACACACCAATTAAATGGTTCTTAATACATTCGTCAGATAAAGTTGAAAGCGAAGATGACCCTAAATATACTGAAATGCTTGACAAGTTTAACAATTTACTTTTAAATCCCTGGAAAGATATAGATTTTGATTCTGTTCCAGATAAAACTTTATGCCCTCATATTGGTCTTGGTTGGCCATGGCAGCCAGGTATTAATGGAGAAACAGATTATTTAGAATCTGCTCCAGAATTTAATAGGTTCTCTGATACAGTTCACAACTCAATAGTTATTCATATCAGAAGAGGCAATGCCATTCCTGAAAATCCAAGGTACACAGAAGATGAATTCTACTTTAATGTACTAAAAGATATACCTAAAATTATTGATGACTTAAAATTAGATAATCCAAAAGTTATTATTACTACTGATTCCACAAGGGGAAAGCCATATACTCCTATAGGTGAAGACCAAGTAAGAATGAATCGTCAGCCATTTTTATATAGTGATCAGGCTGGTAGTTATGCAACAACTACAATTGATATAGACTTGCTTAAAAGTGCTTACCCTAATGTTGAAATAATAGATGATTTAGATACATATGATGCATTTATTCTTATGCTTACCGCAAAAGTTTTAATAGTTGGAAGTTCTTCGTTTAGTCAGTCTGCAGGACTATTGTCTACAAACATGGTTATCGCTATGCAAAACAAAGAAAATATGAATCCTTCTTGGAACACATTTAAAAATAAAGTTGGACAGTTAGATAAATGGGGTCATTATGAAAATACTTGGAATTAACGAAACAACACATGACGCATCAGTTACCCTTATAGAAAATGGAAACATATTATTTGCTGGACATGCTGAAAGATTTAGCAAAGAGAAAAACGACTGGTACACAAATGATGAATTAATTGATCATGCACTATCTTATGGAGAACCAGACAGAATTGCATACTACGAACACAGATGGTTAAAGAAAGCAAGAATAATAACTCGTGGTGGCTTTGGTGGAGACAAGCCTTATTATCTCAACAGAGCAGATCTAAAATGGGTACCAAGAGAATCATTTAGCCACCACTTTTCTCATGCAGCAGCAGGCTACTATACAAGTAAATTTGATGACGCAGTAATTGTAGTCTTAGACGCTATAGGTGAATTCAATACAACAAGTATCTGGGTTGGCGAGGGCAGTAATATAAAGCCTGTAAAGAAGAAAAACTACCCATTTAGTTTTGGTTTATTTTATTCAGCCTTCACAAATCTTGTAGGCCTAAAGCCTAATGAAGAAGAATATATATTCATGGGAATGGCTGCATATGGAGATTGGCGTAAATATTATAAAGATGTAGAAAGTTATTTCCCATCCAGAAAAGAACAAGCCTACAATTTCCACAAAGGAATAATTGATTGGCCACATCATATAGACGAACAGGCTAAGTTTGATATTGCAGCAGCAGTGCAACATATTTACACAGTTAGACTTGCAGAGTTTATGCAATATGCAAAGCAATTAACAGGCAAAAAGAATTTAGTATTCATGGGTGGTTGTGCTTTAAACTGTTCAGCAAATACCAGACTTTGGGAGATATTTGATGATATCTGGATCATGCCTAACCCTGGTGATGCAGGCAGTTCTTTAGGTGCCGCCGCAGCAGCGTATGGCAAGCATATAAACTGGAAAGACCCATATCTTGGCTATGACTTAGGTGGTCCATATCCAGTAACTGAAATTATTACAGGATTGATTAGAAATAAAATTGTGGCAGTAGCATCAGGAAAAGCGGAGTACGGTCCAAGAGCGTTAGGTAATAGAAGCATCTTGGCAGACCCAAGAGATCCTGATATCAAAGACAAAGTAAATTTAATTAAGAAGCGTGAACTATTTAGGCCATTTGCTCCTGTAGTGATGGAAGAACATGCCTCTAAATGGTTCAAGATGAACTTTGCAAGCCCATACATGCAGTATGCAGTAGAGTGTTTACAACCAGATAAGATTCCTGCTGTGGTTCACAAAGACGGTACTTCAAGAGTACAAACTGTTAATAAAGAACAACATCCAGGACTGTACGAAGTATTATCAAATTGGTATGCCATGACAGGTGTTCCTGTTTTGTTAAATACAAGCCTAAATATAAAAGGGCAACCTCTTCTCAATGACGAGAATGACATTGTTGAGTGGGAAAAAACTTACAATACAAAGATAGCGGGGCAAATATGAAAACAGCATTAGTACTTGGAGCAGGCGGATTTATAGGAAGCCACTTAGTCAAAAGACTAAAAGAAGACGGCTTTATAGTTCGTGGTGTAGATCTTAAATATCCAGAACACTGGAAGACCTATGCTGATCAATTTATTATTGGTGATTTAAGAGATCCAAAGTTTGTAGAAGAAGTTTTCCACACAAGATATGATGAAGTTTATCAATTGGCTGCCGATATGGGTGGAGCAGGCTACATTAATTCTGGTGATAATGATGCAGAAGTTATGGGTAATTCTATACTCATAAATGTTAATGTTTTAAAGCAAGCAGAAAAGGTAGGAGTTAAGTCCGTATTCTTTTCATCTACCGCTTGTGTATATCCAGAATACAATCAGATGGATGCAGGAAGTATAAATACTCGTGAAGACACAGTTTATCCAGCAGCACCTGACACAGAATATGGATGGGAAAAGTTATTTAGTGAGCGTCTATATCTTGCATACAATAGAAATTATGGCATGAAGAACAAGATAGCCAGATATCACAATGTTTACGGTCCATACGGTACATGGGATGGCGGTAAAGAAAAAGCACCAGCAGCCATTTGTCGCAAGGTAGCAAAAGCAACAGATGAAATAGAAATTTGGGGCAATGGAGAACAACACCGTTCATTTCTGTATATAGATGAATGTATCAAAGCAACAGTAGATTTTTATAGACAAGATAAATACTTTGAGCCAATAAATATTGGTTCTGAGAGAAATGTGTCTATAAATGAGTTGGTAGATATTGTCTGTAAGATAGCAGGCAAAGAACTGACAAAGAAGCATGTCCCAGGTCCTCTTGGAGTCCATGCAAGAACATCACACAATGAACTAATCAAATCTGTATTAGGTTATGCTCCAGATGAAGATTTGGAATATGGACTAACTCAGACTTATACATGGATACAAGGAGAACTAAACAAATGACGATAGAACAATGGGCTGGCCTATTAGTGTCTGCAATCACCATAGCGGTAGCATTTGCGGGATCTGTAAGGTTTCTCGTGAAACATTACCTATCTGAGTTAAAGCCAAATGGCGGAACAAGCATAAAAGATCAGGTAAATAGATTAGAGGCAAGAGTAGACGAAATAATGGTACTACTCATAGAAGCAAATACTAAGAAGAAGAAGACTCTAAAGCCTAAAGGCGAAGAATGAAATTTATCGTCTGCTTATTGATAGGACTTAGCCTCACAGGTTGCACTTATGATGGATGGGTTCGCTATCCCTGCCAAGAGTTTGAAAATTGGGAAAAGCCTGAGTGTAATCCTCCTCAATGCGAAGTGACAGGAACTTGCTCTGCTGACTTACTACCAGGAGTGTTTGATGAAAAGGAATAGATACACATCTGAAGAACTACACGCCAGATTAATTGTCAGTATTGGAATCATTCTGGCTATTGTATTTGCTGGCTCAGTATTCGCTTTGCTATGGGCTTTGGTATTTGTGACTCAACCAATGAAGCAGGCTCCAAATGATGCAGCCTTCATTGACCTTGTTTCAACTTTGACAGTCTTTTTGACAGGCACCTTGGCTGGTATTGTGTCTGCTAATGGAATAAAAAACAAACAGAAAGAAAAGGAAGATGAATGAAAAAATCACAAAATGGTTGGCCTGCTTCTGAAGATCAGAAAGAAATAGATATAAAGATCTTCAAAGTCAAAGGCACTGACAGAAAAATGAGACTACAGAAAGACGCTGGAGTAATCTTGGCTGCCTTTGCTGCAGATTTTCACGCTCAGATAGAACCTATTGATGAGGGAGTGTTTGACGATTGGGCATACGCCTATAGGGATGTTAAAGGTAGTGATTCTGATTTATCAAATCACGCATCAGGAACAGCCATAGACCTCAACGCAACCAAGCATCCGCTACATGCTCAGAATACTTTTACCAAGCAACAGGCTGTTATAATTAGAGAATTATGTAAGAAGTACGGCATTCGTTGGGGTGGAGACTACGCAAAGCGCAAAGACGAAATGCATTTTGAAATAGTTGAAACACCTGACGAAGTAAAAGCAAGAATAAAAGCAATGAAGTTAAAAAAGGAGAATAAAGATGGCTAAGGCCAAAATCGTAAAATCCAATAAAGAAAAGGCAATTGCTATGGCTCAGTCATGGGCAAGAGCATCTCTCGCATCAGTTGTAGCCCTCTACATGAGCGGAATCACTGACTGGAAGGTATTAGGCAATGCATTTATTGCAGGCTTGCTTGGACCATTAGCAAAGGCTCTTGATCCAAAAGCAACAGAGTTTGGCAAAGGTAGTAAATAAGAGTATAATTAGATATTAAGATCACAACGCTACACACATCCACAAGGGAATTTTGAGCGATTCAGATCTTAAAGGTGGCCCTGGAGAAATCTGGGGCCATTTAAACTTAATATGGATATAGAGGGACAACCAAGGCCTGAAAGTGTCTTAAAAACAATCCTCGCAAGGATTTGAGGCATTTTGTAGACCACTCATGGGGCTATTTCATGGGGCTTAAAAAGGAGAAATCTAATTATAAGCAAAAATACACTAATCGGAGGACTAATTGTATTAATAGTAGTTTTAATAGTACAATTAACAACTCCACAACCAGCAATACCAGTAATTTATAAAGACAGGCCACCTCTAATGCAGGTCAATGCAAAAGCGGTAGCCAAAGAATTACTGACCAAAGAACAATATTTATGCTTAACCAAGTTGATAGGAAAAGAATCAGCCTGGAATCCTAAAGCACAAAATCCTACATCCACAGCAAGTGGAATAGGACAAATGCTTGATTCTACATATAAAGGATTGGGCATGAAAAAATCAGATGCAGGTGTCGTGCAATTAATGGCCACACTTGCTTACATTTCAAGAAGGCATGTAAATAGTTGCAATGCCCTTAGACATTTTCAAGACAAAGGATGGTACTGATGGAAGAAAATGATCAACTCACTGAGGTTATTATAATTGGCCCTAATGGTGAGGAAATTAAAACATATTTGTTGTAGTTTGACAAACTTATATCACCAATGATATACTTAAGTTATTCATGTTGCCATGAATATAAAAATGTCGCCTCCGAACGACAGCCTCCAGGTTTTTTATCTCCCGATTTCTTGCCTGGAGGTTTTTTTTATAGAGTTTGCACTTTTAAAAAGAATCTGATATACTCTTTTTACTGGAACAATGCGTTTGGAGATAATATCAAGGGTCGCACCAGCCAATAGACGGAAAGTTTCTTTCTGGAATTGATAATTCTAATCTGTTAAAGGGTTAGGGTTCCAATTCTGGAAAGTCCTTAAAAAGAAAAACAATATATATTATATATATTATATATTAAAGGGGCGAATGAGATGAATAAGATATTTCCTGTAACAATTACTTACAAGGAACCAAATCCAGATTTACTGGTAGCGTATGAAGCATCATTGGATAAAAGAATTAAAGTTGGTCCAAGAGGTGGAAAATTAAGAAAGAAAAGAAAATCCACAAGGGCTGATGGAACAAATCCAAGATCTAAGGGCACAAATCCAAAGGCAAAGAAAAATGATTAAATACATAATCGCTGGAACTGCTTTAAGCATAATGTTAGGCAATTTTGCAATTGGGCTTGGTGCTGCTTTTGTTTTGTATTTATGGACAGGTCAAAAATGAAAGAGCCAGGACTTATATCCAGATTCTGGAAACATAATAATCCATCAGATCTAAATAACATGACTGATGAACAAGTTTTACAATTAGTAGATGAATATCTTGATGGCTACATTAAAAGATTTGAGCAAAGAAATCCTGGAAAAGAATTACCTAATCTTGGACCTACCCTTGCAGAAATTAGAAATAAAAGAACCAATGTTTCTAAAAAGCCAAAAATATCAGGAAGAAGAAGTTATGCCTGAGTTAAACGCTAATATTCCACCCATAGAATGTTATGTTCGTGGCAATTTTCTAAGAAATCAAAAAGACAGTCATGAGCAATACTTTCCTTGTGTAGTATTTGGAGTATCCAGCGTACCTAACCGAAGTCCTCTGTTTCACTTAATGATGGAAGACGGCGGTATCTGGTGGAGAATGCCTATAAATGCTTTCTGTATGGAACCTAATACTCCTGAAGAAGATATACACAACTTGGTATTGTGGAATTCATTTAGTCCTTTTGTTACTGTTACAAAATTCTCAAATCTTGCTAATCTTCGTATGACTTATATTGATAGAACTAAAACTAAAGTTTCAGGTAAATATTTATTTACTCTGGATTGGTATGGCGGAGATCCTAATATCCTTGATGATGGCTATTCAGAAAATCCTGGACAACATAAATGTGGACATGTCATACAAAGAGATGATGGTAATTTTGCCATACAGCCTAACAACAGAGTCTTTGTATTAGAGCCTTCTTTTGTTACTAAGCCAGGAAAACCACTACTGCATCGCTTGATCAATACTCATAAGTGGGATGTAGAGGATGCAAGCAAATGGGTAACAGAAGATTCAGATGCATATCATTATGAAGTGAGGAATCCACAAGTTATGGAGGAAATAAATGGGAGGACCAACGATGAACCAGAACAACTTGAATTACCAGAAGTCCCTTGCTGATGATTTGTTAGCAGTTAAGGTTGCATTAATAAATGCCATTGAACAATTAGACTTCATCATTGATGGAGAAGAATGTGATTGTGAGGATGGTGGTTATCATTAGATTCCACATTGTGGCCCTACCTCATACACAAGTAACTAAAGCATTTAGTTCCTGTGCTTATACCGAAAAGACCTTAGAGTTTTGTAACATGATGACTTCTCTTGGTCATGAGACATATCTCTATGCTTCTGGGCCAGGTACTGAGGCAAAAGTAAAAGAATTTATTTCATGTCTATCAGAACAAAATAGATTAGATGCAGTTGGAGATAGGCACTACACATCAGCATCCTTTGATAATTCCCTTCCGCATTGGAGAAGTTTTAATAGTAAAGTAATACAGGAAATGAATAAAAGATTAGAGCAAAAAGACTTCATCTGTTTGATAGGTGGAACAGCACAACAACCTATATCAGATGTATTTCCATCTCACCTGTCTGTTGAGTACGGCATAGGATATGCTGGAGTATTTGCTAAATACAAAGTCTTTGAATCTAATACTTGGAGATCAGCAGTGGCTGCTCAATACAGAAATGCAGCAGATATAGATATTAATTTCTTTGACACAGTTATTAACGGATATTACAATGTTGAGAACTTTCCACCAGATTTTAATGTAGATCCATATTTCCAAGATTATTATTTATATATGGGTAGAATGACGCAACGCAAAGGTGTGGACATAGCCAGTCAAGCCTGTGAAGCAGCAGGAGTTAAATTAATCATGGCTGGTTCTGGAGACTACATTCCTAAGTATGGAGAATATATTGGTGAGGTTAAGGCAGAAGATAGGGCAAGATTATTTGCAGGAGCAATTGCTACCTTTACACCTACGATATATCAGGAACCTTTCTGTAATGTCCATATCCAGTCTATGGCCATGGGAACGCCTGTCATAACAACTGATATGGGTATCTTCACAGAAACCGTCCAAAACGGCTTTAATGGCTTTAGATGCAATACTCTGAAGGAGTTTATAAAAGCGACGGCAGATGTAAGAAGCCTTGATCCAAGAGCAATAGCCATAGATACATATAAGAAATATTCTACAGATATGATTAGATATAAATATGATGCTTATTTTAAGAGATTATTGACCTTGTGGGATAAGGGCTGGTATTCAGTTTGACACCTTAAAAAAGGTATGCTATACTTATGTTATACAGTTGAAAGACTGTAAATACGAGAAATCAGGAGAAATAAAATGCCAGGTAGTAAGATTAGGAAAATGTGTGGTTGTGGAAAGCCTACCATGCAACATGGAATAAATGGTAAGGGTCAAGTTACCTATAAATCAACTTGTGCTAAATGTAGATATGAAGCAAGAAAACAGAAAAAAGATAACTGTGAAAATTGCGGGATTAGCAAAAAAGTTGCTGCATTAGAAATAGATCACATAGATGGTAATAGAAGAAATAACGATAACAAGAATTTACAAACACTTTGCACAAAATGTCATATTGCAAAGACCTTAAAGAATAAGGATAATCAAAAAAGATATGAATAAGACATGCATTAAATGTAAATTAGAAAAGCCAGTATCTGAATATTATAAGAGTAAGCCTTTAAGAAAGACAGATGATGGATATGATTATTACTGCAAGAAATGTCGTAATTGGTCATTAAAAAAGACTTACCATACAAATAAGGTAAAATGTACAGTAGATGGCTGCAACAAGCCAAACTATGCTCTTCAAACATGTAAGGTTCATTACAATAAGAAGAGAAGAGAACAAAAACGAGCGAGCAAATGAAATGGATAAAAGAGTTTGTATCAAGTGTAGCATTGCGTATCCGCTACAGGAAAAATACTTTGATCTTGCTCATGGCTCAAAGACAAGGTATCTTACCAAGTGTAGAGAATGTATCAGAGAGTATCAAGAAGAATACAGAAGCAAAAAACGAGAAGAAGAATCAGGGGAAATAATGTACGAGATAAAAGAAGTACCAGATTCAGTAAAGAAGCGTAATTTGGTTAAGGCTATTAATCATATTCATTTGCAAGCGTTTGGAGAACAATTAATGGAAGATATCTATTGGTGCAAGAAGGACGACTGTGTTCAGATAACTGACAACATCTGCGGTAAATGTGATAAGACCATGGAAAAGATTGGCTTCGTAGATTACAATGAGGACAAGTAAATGACTACATGGGAAGTAGCATGGTTAATTACAGCAGTACTTGGTGCATTTATTGCTGGACGAAGTGTTTTAATTTGGGGAACGCTTACATATCTTATGGGTTGGCCAGTTGTTGTTCTTTTGCTTGCACTTGGATTTAAGCCAAAAGCATGGGAACGCAGAGGCGAAAAACTACAATCTTTAGTAGATAAGTTAGATAACATGTCAAAGCCAGAAGAATACAAAGACTTTGATACAGTTGATGACTTGATGAAACAATTAGATAATAAATAGGGGTAAGCGTGGAATGTCAATTATGTCAGCATCATGCAAGAGATGAACAATATCTCTGCAAACGATGTGAGTCTACATTAAGAGAGCAACTCTCTGACATTCCAACCCTGCAATCAGAAGCAAAAGGTTTCCTGGTTCCAGGTAGAACTGGGTCAGGATCTCGCAATTCTGAAAGGTCATTAGGATTTAATGTGGCAGCAATGGATTATTCTACAGCAGTAGAGACTCTACCTATGCTACATAAATATGAAGCCTGGATCAGAAAAGCAAGAAATCTAACACCACCAGCCCTGCTAAGACGAGAGCCAAGTACTGAGGCAGAAGTCGCTGCAACGACTCAGTTCCACATTACTCATTTAGGCTGGACTCTTAAGCAGGACTGGATTGGTGATTTTGCCAGGGATGTAAAAGTAATCCACTCTAAAGGACTATCAGTAACTAAATCCTTTATAGAAACTACCAGAAGAATACCATGCCCTACAGATGGCTGTAAGAATAGGGTTGCTATAGATATTGAGAATATCTTGGCTGATGTATTTTGTCTGAAATGTAAGGGTTCTTGGACATTGTATAGACTACTACAATTGGCTATGAATAACCCAGATAAAAGGTTTTGGTTAGATATTGAGGCTATTTGTCTGTGGTTAAATATGACCAAGAGAGAGGTCTTGAAGGTAGTAGATACCTATGATATCCCTAAACGCAATGGGCTATATGACCTATCTGCTATCGTAAAGGTAAGGAATGAAGTTGCGAGTTTTTAGTTTATAGTGTATAATGATAAGCGATAGTGCAGAGCCTACCCAAAATCTGGCGGTAGAGATAAAGATAGCCAATAATACCAATAAAGGAATACTATGTATAATATGCATCTAATTGTAGGTCCTGCTCAAGTACATATTGAAACAGATGAGAAGTTATCATTTGATGGTGTTGAGTCTCTATTAAATAGAGGAACACTAACAGCATTAACATTACTCAATGCACACATGGCTGCTATGTTTAAGTATGATCAAGCCCTGGATGGGGATCATGATTGTGAACAATGTGAAATAGAAAATAATAATATTAATAATGAATTAGAGTAGGGTGGGTGGCACATGCCCAAGAAGTTTCTGTCACCATGTTTGTATTGTAATGTTATCTCCAGGGGTAGTGTATGCAAGGAGTGTCTGAATGCAATACAATCAAGAGATCCAAAGCGTAGAGAAAGAAATAAAAAATACGACCATGAGTGGAATAAGATAAGTAAAATTGCCAGGCAGATACAGCCATGGTGTAGTAGGTGCGGAAGTAAAAATGATTTGACTGCCGACCATATACTAAGTTTGGCAAATGGCGGAAGTAATATTATTGAGAATGTCATGGTTCTTTGTCGCAAGTGTAACTCATCTAAGAAATAATAAATATAATTAATTTAAAATAAACACTTCCATACCTGGCACCTGCGGTGGCAAATTCCCGTATGGGTCTTTTTTTACGCTCAAAAACTACAGCAGAACCCTGGCTGCCCTGTTCCGTATCTCTCTGCGATATTATAGAAACAGGATAAATAGAATTAATTACGCAAAATGGACATTGGAGAATGGAAAAAATATGAATGTTGGAAGGCCACCAAAACCAACGGAACTTAAAAGATTATTGGGCAATCCTGGTCAAAGACCCTTGCCTGATTTAAATAACATTACGCATTTGCCCATGGCAAAAGAAATTCCTGCGTATCCTGATACTCTTGGCGAGCAAGGAAAAAAACTTTGGGATCGTGCTTGGGCTATGGCGATTACATGGTTGTCACCAGTAAGCGATATTGATACAATTAGTAATGCGTCTTTCTTGGCTGATGCTTCAGAGGCAGCACGAAATAAATATATGGCTACTCTGGACAATGCAGATGCGAAAGCGTATGTTGCGATTAATAAAGCCTACACTGATGCGTTAGCATCTCTTGGCTTTGATCCTATCTCACGATCTCGTCTTGGAGTTGCAGAAGTCAGAGCAGCAACTTCTTTGGATTTACTTTTGGAAAGAAGGCAGAATCGTGCCAAGGCCTTAGAGCCTGAAACGATAATCATAGAAAATGGGGCAATAAACAATAATGAAACAAATAGCAATTAACGATGTAGAGGACTTTATGGCAGCCATTGATGCGTCTATGAAAACGCACAAGTCTGGCGATGTAGTCAAAGGCATTATAGTCCAAATAGATCGTGATGGAGCCTTAGTAGATATTAGCGGAAAGACAGAAGCCTTTATTCCTAAGAGTGAAATTAGCACTCGTAAGAATATTATAATTGAGGAAGTAATTCAAATTGGGCAGGAAATTGAAGCGGTAGTTATAGCAAAGAACAATGAAGAAGACCAATATATATTATCCCTAAAACAGAATGAAGTAGAGTCTATTTGGAATGATATCCAAAATAGATTTGAATCATCTATACCTATTATGGGTAAAGTAGTCAAAATTGTTAAAGGTGGATTAATTGTTGATATTGGCGTTAAGGCCTTTTTGCCTGGTTCATTAATTGATGTAAATAGGGTAACAAATTTTGAGGCATATGTAGGCCATGAAGCCGAATTTATTATTAACTCAATTGATAGGGCTAAAGGAAGTATAGTTCTAAATCGCCGAGCACTTATTGAGCAAATGCAAAAAGAAGACAAACAAATTGAATTTGCCAAATTAGCAGTAGGTCAAATACATAAAGGCTTAGTATCAGGTATTGCTGAATATGGTGTCTTTATTGAAATTGGTCTGCTCGCTGGACTTGTTCATAAAACTAAGATGGGTGAATTAACGCCTGATCAATTTACTGTTGGTCAAGAAGTAGAAGTTGAAATTATAGAAATTGACTTTGAAAAGAGCAGGCTGTCGTTAGCACTTAGAGGTTGACATGTCTTGGCCACCAACATATTTATCTCCTGTCTCAGAAACTGAATTAGCCAACACTCGTGGCTATGAGGTTGTAGATTTTATTGAGACTCTCTGCCATTTAACGGAAGACTCTATTGCTGGTAAGACTGGTGATAAGTTTATTCTTAGGCCCTGGCAAAAAGACCTCTTGCTACATTTGTATGCTGAGAGAGAAGATGGGTTACTCAAACATCGTCGTGCCTTAATTGGCATTGCTCGTAAGAATGGAAAGTCAGCCCTTATTGCTTCCCTTGTTTTAGAGCAATTAGTTTTAGGTGTAAACGGTGGTCAGATTTATTCTGCGGCGGCAGATAAAGAACAAGCCAGAATCATCTTTAAGACAGTTAAGAAGATGATAGAACTTGAACCAGAGTTAAAAGATATTTTAGAAGTCTATCAAAATACAATTTATAATCCACTTACAGGATCAGTATATAGAGCCTTATCATCGGAAGCATACACCAAAGAAGGCTTAAACTCTACTTTTATTGTTATAGATGAGTTACATGCACAGCCAAATAGAGAACTATATGATGTTTTATCTCTATCTATGGGTGCTCGTGAAGAACCTATGCTTGTAGCAATTACTACGGCTGGTTCTAAATTTGATTCAAATGGAAAAGACTCAGTTTGCTACGATATGTATAATCGTGGAATACAAATTACTAAGGGAGAAGTTGAAGATCCTTCCTTCTTTTTTGCCTGGTGGCAAGGTAATGATAAATTAAATTATAAGGATCCAGAGAATTGGCACTTAGCAAATCCATCACTTGGAGATATTTTATCTGTAGAAGATATGGAATCTGCTTTGTTGCTTACACCAGAAAACGAATTTAAGACTAAAAGACTTAATATGTGGGTAAGCACAGGCCAAGCATGGATTCCGTCGGACGCTTGGGATGCACTAACACTTAAGAATCGTGGGGCGATTCAAGGTGAAGAGGTATTCTTGGCGTTTGACGGTTCATTCTCTAACGATGCAACTGCTATAATTGGATGGTATTTAGGTGGAGAAAAGCCTCATCTAAAAATAGTAGGATTATGGGAGATACCAGAAGTAGATCCAGATCCTATGTGGACTGTTCCAATTGCAGAGGTAGAGAAGACATTAATTGATGAATACAGAAGTACTGATACAAAAACAATTGAAGTTGTCTTTGATCCAGCACGATGGGCAAGAACATTTATGATACTTGAAGAACAAGGTATGCCAGTCATTGCGTATCCAAACTCTGCAGAGCGTATGGTTCCAGCCACACAAAAATTTTACGAGGCAATTATGAATCAATCATTTACCCATGATGGTGATCCAAGACTTGCCAGACATATTTCAAACACAGTAACAAAGACTTCCTCAAGAGGTCTTATGGTAGCAAAGGCTACTAATAAAAGAAAGATTGACGCTGCAGTAGCAGCGATATTTGGCTATGATAGGGCAACTGCACCTAAACCAAAGCCAGTTGTACCAAGAATACACTTTATATAAGGAGAATGATGAAGAAGTTCAAAATAGATTGGTCAATCTTAACAGAGATTGCAGGTGTAAGTCTTGCTACATATGGAATTTATTTAGTTGATAAAGCAGCAGCATTTATTGGACTTGGAGTTTTCTTAGTCTGGTTAGTTGAAAAGGAGTAACATGACGGCAGGAATATATAACTTCACAATAGACCAAGGTGCTCAGTACAATACTACAATTGTATATGAAGATAGCAATGGTAATCCTATTGACCTAACTGGCTATACTGCTGAAATGCAATTGCGTGAGCAGTCTACTTCTCCAAATCCTGCTGCCTTAACTTTAACCTCACCATCTGGTGGTATTGTAATTACTCCATTAACTGGAACATTAGAAATTACTATGACTACCGCACAAACAGGTAATCTTGGTGCAAGATTCTATGTTTATGACTTAGAACTTACTGTTGGTGGAGTTGTTTCAAGACTTATACAAGGACAGATCACAGTATCTGCACAGGTGACTCAATAATGGCTAATACAGTTACAGTAAACACAACTACTAATACCGTAACAGTTTCTCAGGCTGGTGCCCAAGGAATTCCTGGACCCACAGGTTCTACTGGCCCAACAGGAGCGACAGGATCTACTGGACCTGTAGGCGTTACTGGAGTTACTGGTCCAACTGGTTCAACTGGACCAACTGGAGCCACTGGAAATACTGGGCCAACTGGTATACAAGGATTAACTGGTCCTGTAGGAGTTACTGGAGATACTGGACCAACTGGTGTCACAGGTCCTGTTGGAGCAACTGGAGTCACTGGACCGCAAGGCGTTACTGGAGACACAGGCCCTACTGGAGCAACTGGTCCTGTTGGAGCCACAGGTTCTACTGGCCCTACTGGTGTTTCAGGAGCAGACGGAGATAGATACGCAACAACATCTACAAGTTCTGTCGCAATTGGAAGCGGAAGCAAAACATTTACACTTGCTGATCCAAATGTTGATTATTCCATTGGTCAGACAGTAGTAGTTGCATTTGATATAAATAACTTGATGATTGGTGATGTAACATCCTATTCATCAGGCACATTAATTTTTACAGTAACATCATTTACAGGTACTGGAACATACGCATCTTGGAGTGTTAATCTTGCAGGTGCTGTTGGTATTGCAGGTCCTACTGGTGCCACTGGCCCTGTTGGAGTTACTGGCGATACTGGTCCTACAGGCGTTACAGGCCCTGTTGGTGCCACAGGCGTTACTGGCCCTCAAGGAGTCACAGGCGATGTTGGCCCAACAGGAGTTACTGGACCAGTTGGTGCTACAGGCCCTACTGGTGTAACTGGAGATACAGGAGCAACAGGCGTAACTGGAGACACAGGTCCTACAGGACCAACAGGTGTCACTGGAGATACTGGACCTACTGGACCTACAGGACCTACTGGCGTTACAGGAGATACTGGACCAACAGGACCTACAGGTGTGACAGGTGATGCAGGACCAACAGGTCCAACTGGCGTTACAGGTGATACAGGTCCTACAGGACCAACAGGAGCGACAGGTCCTACAGGAGTTACTGGAGCCACAGGTGCCACAGGTGCCACAGGAGCGACAGGTGCAACTGGTGCTGGTGATTTAACTGCGGGACCAATAAGATCCGTAGCAGGAACATCATCTAT